TTCAACACAGCTGCTGCTTTCACCTGCTTGGTGTATGCCATGGCGCGAGCAAGTGCCTTGGTATAACGTGAGCTGAGTGAATCGTACAGGTTATCTTCGATTGCCTCTTCGGTAATCGAAAAGCCCATAGCGATCGTCTCATGGGTGTAGCGAGCCGTCCAAGCTTCCTGCGCATTGTCATAAGCAATTGCAGAGCCTTCGTTCTTGACCGGTGCGGCCGAGAATCCAGACAGCTTGGTTTCCTCTTCAAATGAGCGCTCGGAGGTCTCCGTTTCGTAGATCTCTTTGTGCTCTTCGCCGTAGCGAGCATACTCAAGACCGAACAGTGCGTTAAGCCCCGGGAGCAGCTCTTTCAGTAGTTGTGCGCGTGAAATGGCCATGTTAGCTCCCTATCACAGTCCGACTGGGTTGTTGTAAGCATGGCCGCCGGTTACTACGCCAGAGTTCACATAAGGTGCATTGAACTTGACAATAATTTCCGGGTAATAGACCGTGCTGCTAGAAGTGAATGCTGTGTCAGGCACAACGTCCACGATTCGCAAAGGCAAGCTGGAAGTCGTTGCCGCTCCAGTAATCAATGCCGCATAACGCGAATCCTTGGTCGTGGTGTTCAGCGTGTTTGCAACCATCTCTACGTTCAGACCGATGTCGGTGTACTGGAACCCAGAAGATGTCGAAACAACCGTGGTGCCACTAACGCCGCAAATCTGGAACAACTGATCTGGGTCTTCGCATACATAAGCAACGATATACGTGTTGCTTGCTACGGAAGTACCAGAAATCCATGCTTGCGAGAAGGTAGGCTGGCCAGTCACAGACGAAACAAACGTACATCCCATAAACACACCGGCAAAACCAGTGGTCGGGGCGGCGTTGGTTTCCGTGCAAACCACAACACAACCATTGCTATCAAACTTAACAGGGTCACCAAAACCAATGCTCGATGCGCTGGAGTTTACGATCCGGCGCTGACGAGTGGCTCCGGCAAACACCTGACCGCCGATCAAATTGACCGGGCGCAGACCATAAGGGCCTGAAATCGTCGGGTAAGCCATTGCTTTACTCCAATTAAAGGTTATCTCTTACCGAATTTGACCTCAGAGCGTCTGTCATTAAACAGTGGCATCCGTGGGTCATTTTCGCGCATGAAATTGCTGTCCACACTCTTCATCCAGTCGTTGGCTTGTTTCAGGTAATGCGTATTACGCTGATCCACCATCTCCACGGGAGCGCGGCACAACATTAATCCACCAATCTCAATGTTTCCGGTTTGAGCGCCGGTTGCGAGCAGGGCTCGGGTTACTTCGGGATAGTCTTCCCACTTGCATGGTTCAAATCCATCCTGGTGACGGCTAGCTACATTTCTTGCGTCGGACTGACCCAGTGTTGCGGTACGTACCCAACGATGTCTCCAACCATCTCGCGGGAGAGGATCGGGCAATGAGCTGGGCGGCTTCCATTGCTTCGGACGTTCCGTGGTTTCACGGGTCTGTGCTTCTCTGGATTCGCGGCTCATAACTTTCCTTCCATGCGTAGTTTTGCCAATTCCATGGCGTATTTTTCAAGCGGAACTCCAAGCCTCTTAGCTGTATTAGCTTCTGAGGTTGTCAGCTTCAGTTTTTTAGGTGGCGAGCTGCGCGTTGCCGGGGCGACCACCGAAGCAGGAGGCTTTGCTTTTTCCCCTGGCGGCTCCCGATCGCCAAAGTACTCAGGGAATTTCTCCCTTACGCGAGAATTGATTTTCTCGTAATACTCATCTGTCAGAGCATAGTGTTCACCATGTTCCCGGGTAAGCTTTTTATGCAGGCCCATGGCAAAAAACGTCATCTCATCATCAACCCCGGGCTCGCCTGACTGTCCAAACCACTTATTATTGGCCTTCCAGGTTTCTGCTTTACGGTCTTGATAAGTATTCTGCTGAACATTATAAGCAGGGTTTTGCTCCTGTGGCAACTTTTCCTCGGGAGCTGGCGCTTGGGGCTTGAAGTTTTTAACCTTGTCAGCCTTTAACATCGCCGCATTTAATGCTTTCTGTGCCGCCAATATCCGATCAGACTCTTGGCTTTCCAGTGCCTCTTTAAATAACCGCTCTGCTTCCGTTACTTCCTTTTCCGTGGCTACCTGCATCGTTTTAATTAACGTGCTTTCACCCGTAGTCAGCTTTTCTTTCAGCTTGGCATTCTCATCAGCAATCTGTTTTGCATACGCGATCGCTGCCTCACGCTCACGAAAAGCCTCTTCCTTGGCCCTGCGCTCATCGTGATAACCGTGCTTTAAATGCTGAATGCGTTTCTTTACATTATCTGAGTACTGCTTAATCTCATCATCAGGTATCTCAGATGGATCACCCTTTAATGGCGTTGCATTTCTATCCGCCTCGGGGCGATCGTCCACAATCTCGATCTCTGTCTCACCCTCGACTTCTACTTCAATTTTCTCTTCACTCATAAATACTCCTTATGCGCGGCTATAACCACGAGGATCTTGAACAACACCTTCGATCGTGTCGTCATTGATCAGTCGAAACTCACGACCATGGATCTTGAATCGCGTACCTGAATAAGCACGCACCAATACAAAATCACCTTCCTTGCACCATGGGCCCGTTGGAAACTTAGCTGCATCTTTGTAGCAATCCGGTCCCATCTTTAATACGAATAAAACGACGGTGCTGAACTCTTCAATTTTTGCAAGCGAATCAGGCTTGAATAAACCATTGGCGAATTTATCCTCCACCTCTGGTAAGGCGCATAACATCCTATAACCCGTGGGCTCTGGGAGTTGCGTAGCTTCCTGCTGAGTGTCCTCAGTAATATCAGTCATCGTATTCCTTCATTCGATTGGCAAGGTCTTCGTTAATGCGCCTTGCGACCAAAAGACCTTGAATCTGGCCGCAGACGAATTTGTACTCCTCAAAACTCTTCATGCTCCCTTGCGAGAGTTGTCCTTCTAAATACTTAATCTGCTTATCAATCTCTAGCTCTACAGCTTCGGCGTAATTCATTTACCCATCCTTGCGAGCGATTGATCACGCTGAATATCTGCCGCCTTATCAATCATCTTGGCCGCAATATTCTGCTCAGCAATCTGATTCATGCTCTGAATGCGAGCCTCTTCAAGCCTTACTTTGTCCTGCTGCGCCTGTGCTTTCAACATAATGTCGGCCTGGTCCTTCTGGGCCTCGCGCTGCTCCTTCTGTTGCTTAAGCGCCAACTCTGCCTGCTGCATCTGAATCAATGGATCCTGTGCTTGCTGCTGAGCCTGCTGTTGTTGAGCCTCTGCCATATGCTGTTGTAGCAACTGCTGAGCACCACGTGCTGCCAACCTTGAGATTTCCACCTCAAAGTCTTCGGGCAATGGCTGATCCGGCGGGGGCAATGGCACACCAAGCTGCTGTTCAATCTGCTTGCGGTACAAGAAAGCCATATGCTCATTCACATGGGCCATGGCCGCAGCCATCATCACGCCGCCCTGGGGATTCTGCTGCACCTGCTGCCTCAACATCGGATCTTGTATAGCTGCCATATGTACAGCTAAGTGAGCCTCATGGTCCTGATAGATAAACGCCTTCACGGGCTGCATGGTCAGTATGGCCATGTTCTCCGACACCGGATCACGAGGTTGCTCTGCCTTGGCTGCTGGAATCAGCTTATCAATGTTCTTGATACCCAAGACTTCCAACATGCGCTTATGTAACTCAGGCATGTCATAGATCTGTGGGGCTTGTGCAGCTAACTGTAGTACTGCTTGGTACTGTGTAACCCGCTGAGCAAGTGTTGTTGCATTGGGGTCAGATACTGGAATGACATCTACTAAGTCATAGTCAGCCTGTTTAACCATCCGGCCGCCAGGCGCATCCACATCATAGTTGTATTCCGTGGGCGCGTAATCCCTGATGATTGCTGCAAGAAGCTTAAACTCCTGACGCATGGAGTAATGAAGCCTTGCCTGCACCGCAGACATGACCTTGAGCGTTCTCTCTAGTACGGCAAGCGTTGTACCAACCGGCGTATTCGCGGACAAGTCCGAAATCTGCATATCGGCTGTCGCTGCAAACCTCCGGCCCTCTTGCACAATCGTCTGTAGCAACTGGTACAGAACCTGACTTGGCTCTTTGTAGGGAAGTGGGAGGATGTTGTCCCTAATAGAACCAGAAGGTACATCGACATCCCTAAATTCACCTGGCGCGATCGGTGTGTCATCACCTTTCACTCGCAAGCCGCGGGACTTCAAGCCACCGGGTAAGTTCGATAACGTGCCAGCATCCACCAACTGGCGGATCAACGACGTCCCAGACTTGGCAAACGCGCCTACCAAGTGGATCAATCCAAAGCCATAGAACCCAAAGCCCGGTATGTACGGGTAATGGACAAAGTGCATACGCTTAAGCTTTAACGGATCTTCCTCGTACCAGTTCCTACGGATAGCTAAGATCTTGTTTGTGCTTTCATCAATAGTCACCACATAGGGCAGCGCAATACCCGTGGGCCCATTCTTATCAGCATCTTCAAACCCAGGTAGATCCAGTTCCACGTGCATCTCAAGAATGCGATACCGGTCATCCATCGTGGCTGACATACCTTCTTCTTCAGCCTTACGCTTTTCTACCTCACTCAATACCGTAGATGGCTCACCTAAATCCACGTCTCGGTAAAACCCTGCGTGCTGGAGCTTCTTTACTTCATTCTGAGTCTTACGCATGATGTGCGTAATCCTTGGCGCCGACCTTAAATCACTAGCGCCAAACGGAACCACAATATCTTCCGCCGGAATAAACATAGACACCGGCCGGCCCAATGAAGGATCGTAGTAAACCTTCTTGAATGCCGACCCTGCCAAGGCCAAGGACCAAAGCATCTTCTCGTGCTCAGGTCTGTACTCAGGCATCTCTTCCGTCAAACGGTAGTTCATGTCATCTTTGACACGCTCTGCCGCATCTTCCTTCTCTTTGGTCAGCGCACCAACAATCTGAGTCTTCACCGGCCCCGAGGCAGGGAAAGTCTCCATGATGGATTCAGCTTGGAATCTAACCGCCGCCTCTGATAACAACGGATAGAAAACACCGCACGCCCCGGGCCATGGTTCTGTACGCTCTTCGTACTTCAGGCCAAGTAGTTTCAGCCCATCAGCATAAGTATCTACCCATTCCTTGCGGGATGACTTATCTGTCTCATAGTCTTGGATTAGATCGCTGGCAATTGACGCCAGGTCTCGGTCATCCATGTAATCAGCAAGATTGGCATCAAAGTTTTCCGGGCTTTCTCGCTCTGCCTCAAAGACAATCTCTACGCCATCTGCTGATATAGCTAACGCATCTGGGTTTTCAATCTCAATTTCCACTTCCGTGGGCTCTTCCATTGCGGCATCCAGACCCAACGGTGCAGGATAAAGTGCAGGTTCCATCTCGGCTCCTAGTAATAAGTGACCTTGCGACGATACATCGGCTCACGGTCTTCATCGTCTGTTTGCAGGCTCAAGAACCCGCCCGTCCTAAAACGCAATAACGCCTGTGTCATCGAGTCAACTAAGTCATCATGCTCACCAGAAGGAAAAGCTGCAACCTCTTCAATCAACTCATCAGCAAATTTGCGCTCCGGCACCCATATCCGCCCGGATGCAAACAAATCCGATACGGCATTTAGCCTCACGATCTTGTCGTTTCCCTTGGTAGGACTGTACTCGCTGACCGGTATACCCATCCTCCTGAGTTCAAAGACCAACGGGCTTCCTGCTGCCTTAGCTTCAACCAAAAATACATCCGGTTCCCACTCGCGGTAGGTTTCATAAGCCTTCTGCTTAAGCTCTGGGAATTCATATCGGTCCTTAAACGCATCCAGCAAGATGATATTCGTTTCTCCTTCCTCTGTCGTCCACACGCCCCAGGTCGTACAAGCCGAAAAATCCGCCCGGTTGTGCTTGAGAAACGCCGTATCCCAGCTCTGTATCAGAAAATCACACTGTGGCGGCCTATCTGACTCCCACCGCTTCCACCATTCCCGCTTAACAATCGCACCTTCTTCTGCCGTCGGCTGCTGCTGGTACTGAGCATTCCATTTACCTACCGGCAACTCCTCTTTGAGCGCCAGTAATTCCTCTAACTTCCAAAACTCCGGCCAAACAGGCTTGCCAGACGGCATAATCGCGGGCAATTCAATCACCTCCCACTCATCACCACCTCTTGTTTGACTTGCTTTAATAACTTGACCCGTTAAATCCCTTAATGACCAACGTGTCATAACAATAATAATAGCGCCACCAGGTTGTAATCGCTGCCGCGGACCTGATGTATACCATTCATATACTGAATCAAATATATCTGGTTTATGCGCCGCTAATTTAGCTTCTTGTTCTGAATGCGGATCATCAATAATTAATAAATCAGCGCCTTTACCCGTTACAGAACCACCAACACCAATGGAAAAATACTCACCGCCCTTATTAGTAGCCCATCGCCCCGCGGATTTATTATCTGCTTTTAGTTTAACGTCAGTAAATACATGATTATATTCTTCTGAATCAATTAAGTTTCTAACTTTACGTCCAAAACCCACGGCTAATTCAGCAGTATGTGAGGTCTGTATTATCTTTTTACTCGGATTTTTACCCAAAAACCAAGCAGGTAATAAATAACTTGCAAACTCAGATTTAGTATGGCGTGGTGCCATATTAATAATAAGACGTTTATTATGTCCATTAACCACATTTTCAAACGCCTTTGCTACTACCTCATGATGTTTGCCCGGTATAAACCCCGGCCACATGCGTTTTACAAACCCCATGAAGTCATTTTGTGCATACGCCTTAGCATCTTCTCGCTCCAGCTCCTCTATCTCCTGAAGCAATATCCTCTTCTCATCCTCAGTAAGCAGATGAAGCTTCCCGGCGGCTGCTTTGGCTAACTGCCTAATGTCCATCTTTCTTCCTAACCACCCGAACACTCCTAGGCTTACCAGGCGTCTTCTTCAAATACCCCTGCTTACACAGACTCTTCACAAGCCTATGCACATTACTCTTACTATCCTGTAAGAGCACAAACCTAATATCGTCATACGACGGACCAAAGTGATACAACTCCCACCAAGTCTTCACCGCCAACAATACCTTAGCCTCCGCCTTGGTCATCACTCAACCTCTTCTGCACCTCATCCCTAGCTTCCTCCCTAGGCTGCCACTCTATCTTCGGCACCTCCCCCATCGTCTCCGCATACCACCGCTTAGGATCCTCCCATATCGGCTTCTCCTTTTTTTTCCTACCCCCCTTATGGGAACCCACTTCCTTTTCAAGGGGGGCCTCTTCCTGAGTAAATCCGCCAGCTGGCGGAATTGTAGACTTTAGTAGGGGGTGGGGGTCTTCTGGATCGGCAAAGTTATCGGTGGGTACGTGTGGATTTGAATATTTATCAGAAGGTTCGTGTGGATTATTGGACCTTGCGCCGCCCCTGCCCGCCCCGCCACTTTGTGCCCCCTCCCCCCGGGTGGGGTCGCCCTCGTGCGCGTGCGCGTGTGTGCCTGCGTCCGTGCGTGCCTCCACGTCGATCACCCCGCCGAGCCGCGCCAGCTTTTCGCGTAGTCGCGCCGTTGTATCCGAGCCGCGCTCGTGCGTGATAACCGAGCGGGTTTCGAACGCTGCAACATCCGCAAGCTTGCCGAGTAGCTCGAGCGCACGCAGTCGGTCGCCTGGCTTTTGAGCGGTTCGGGCCTCGTGCTGAAGGCTATCCACGACAAAGTTTCTTATGTCCAAGGGGTTTTGCGAATACCTCAATCTTTCCACCGCTTGTCGTTGCGCCAGCGCTTGCTGCACTTCCGGCCGCT